GAATAGAGTTATTACCTACAAGTAAGGATGTAAAAAATGCATTCCAAATAGATGATGAAAATTATTATAATAAATTTTATTATTTATTTGATAGATTTTTAGAAAATATTTCTAAAGAAGACTTTAAAGAATTATATGAAAAGGCTGAACTAAGTTGGAAAACCGCAAAATATATGGGTTTAGAGTTTTTAGAAAAAATATATGACAATATGGATTCATCTGATGAAATAATAAATGATATTATGAGATATGCTGCCTCTTCAACAAAAGCCTCATCTAAATTTATAAAAATATCATAATAAATTTGGTTTTTTGATATTTTCTTATTATATAATACCAAAATAAAATAATTTAACATGAAATACGGACAACAAGTACAAGGAGCTTTAGAAAGATTAGATAATTCTTTAAAAAAACTTCATACAATGATTAAAAGAGGAGAAAATAATAATGCTATAGAGTTTATGGAGAGAGGTGAACTAAAAGATAGATATGATGAACTCCAAAACATAATAACAGTAGCAGGGGGCCCTGGAAATTTAGGGGCTAGTGGTACTGTGAATACAGGAATGTTTGAATAAAATAAAAATAGGTTATGTTATCAGCAGAAAAAATCCAATCAAATTGGGAACGTTATCTTAATGAGATAAGAGCAAATATATCTAAAGAACGAACAGATATATTAATTCCCTTTTTAGAAAAATTTGAAGAACGAATAATGATGATGCCTGCAGCGGCTAAAAACTGGCATCATTCAGCATTTGCAGGTGGTTATGTTGATCATGTATTACGTGTATATGATTGCGCAAATGAATTATATAAAACGTGGAGTAAAATGGGAGGAGATATATCCACATATACAATTGAAGAGATGCATTTCGTCGCTTTATTCCATGATTTGGGCAAGATGGGTCAACAAGAAGGTGAGTATTATCAACCAAACGATTCCCAGTGGCATATTGATAAATTAGGTCAAATTTATAAATTTAACACAGATATTCCTGCAATGAAAATACCAGAACGATCTTTATTTTTATTACAACAAATAGGATGTATAGTATCTCAAAACGAATATATAGGAATTAAAATACATGATGGTTTGTATGATGAAAGTAATAAATTTTACTTTATGTCAGGTATGAAGGAAACTAAATTAAGATCTCATTTACCTTTACTTATGCATCAAGCTGACCATATGGCTGCTCAAATTGAATTTGAAATATGGAATAATGCAACAGATGCTGTCCCCAAACAATCTAAACCTAAAAACGGTACTAAGGGAGACAAAACAATAAGAAATGCTAAAAAAATAAATACTAAAAATAATCCGAATCTATCTAACGCTACTTTGGATGTTATAGATTCTTTTTTTAAAGACTAAATTATGGGGTGGATAATATCAACAATAATACTTACTATAATAGTAACATCAATGGGTTTTGCTCTTAGAAACTTATTAATCAAAAATGAAAAACTAGAAGACTTTATAAGTAAACAAAGTGACGCTATTAATTCTTGTGATCAAAGATTAAAAGCAATTGATAATAAAGGGTCCTTTATAGCAGATGATGAAGTAGGTTGGTTTTTTACAGAATTAAAAAAAATTCAAGACGCTTTAAACGAATTTACACTTAACTAAATATATGACAGATCAAACCAAAATTAAACTGGAATCAAACTCTATCCCACCACCTAAAAAAAAGAGAAAAAAAAGAAAAAAAAGAAATTATTTTACTCATGAAACGGAGTTAGCCATTGCTCGTTACTTAGAGGCCACTCACCAAGATGACAGAGATGAAATATTTAGAAAAGACCTATACTATGCTTTTTACAAGTTAGCCGAAAATCTTATCCATACCTTTAAATTCTATTATACAGAAGTTGACAATTTAGAAGATTTAAAACATGAAGTAATGTGTTTTTTATTAGAAAAACTAGATTATTTTGACCCTTCAAAAGGTTCTAAAGCCTTTTCGTATTTTTCTATAGTAGGTAAAAACTACCTTATACTTTATAATAACAATAATTATAAAAAAAAGAAAATAACAACAGATGTTATGGCAGCCGATGAAGATAGAGGTGTTTTACACCAATTAGGGAGAGATGAACGTAAAAAAGAAATAAAAGATTTTATTGACTATTTTACATCTTATATAGATAAACACTTGTTTAAGTTATTTAAAAAAGAAAAAGATAGAAAAGTATGTGATGCTATTAATACCTTATTTAAACGCAGAGAAAATTTAGAGATTTTTAATAAAAAGGCGTTATATATTTATATTCGTGAAATGACGGATGTAGATACTCCTGTTATTACTAAAGTAACAAAAATTTTAAAGAAATTATATAAAAAACTTTATAATGAATATATAGACACAGGATATGTAAGAATTTAAACCTCTCCATATTTATAATAAAATAACAATATGGATTCATTAAACCAAATAATATTCGACGATAAATCTTTCTCAGATTTACTAAAAGAAATTCATAAAAACCAATCAAAAAAATCAAAACAGCTAGCATCCTTAATAGCTGAACTGCGCCCTCTTATTACTTCTTTAGGAGATGCTACTGTAGTAGTACCTTTAATTAAAGAATATATGGAAATCAGTGTTAAAAATGACGACCAACTAATAAAAATGGCCGCTATAGTACAACGTTTATCTACAGGAGCTTCAAGCACAGGAGATGGGGGGCTGTTAACAGAAGAAGAAATGGAACAACTTCAAAGTGTAGCAGAAGAAATATCAAAAACAGTTGAACCTAAACAACTTAATAAACCTGAAGAAAAAAATGAGAGCAGTAAGAGTATTTGATATAGTTTTAGATATAGCACATCCTGCATATGATGTTATTAGTGACATAGGGACTGTTTACTATGATGAACTAGATGACTTAAGAAAAGCAGATAAATTAAATGGGTGTGAAGACAAGGAATGTGGGGGTGCTGGAAGAGCAAAACCTTTTCACATGAATATGATGCATTTCCCTTTAAAGAATGAAATAATTCATATACTAGATAGTGTAAATAAAAACTATTATCAAAACTCAAAATCTACAGACTATTATTTACCCCCAGTATCTGTTCTTTCAAACATAACACAAAATACGCTCCCTAACAATGTAAATGAAAAAGGAGAATATCCTATAGGGAATTATTATAGAGAAAACCACCTTATAAAAAGACTTCAACCCTATGAAGGCGATACAATATTTCAAGGAAGATTTGGAAATTCTATAAGATTTGGCTCTACAGTAAACAATAGAGGTATATTAAATAGGGCTCATTGGAGTAATACAGGATCTATAGGAGACCCTATTACTATAATATCTAATGGTCAAAGAGACAGAAAGTCAAACAATAAAGGATATGCTGTAGAAGATATAAATAATGACAAATCAAGTATTTGGCTATGTAACAATCAACAAATGGCTCAATTTACAGTAGCTTCAAGTTACAAAGCCTCATATTATTATGACCAAGAAATGCTAACAACAGAATCCCCTCAACGTCCTGAAGAAGATATGGCGTCAAATGTATCAGAAGATGTTCAACTTTCAGAAACAACAGAGGAAGTTATAGAAGAAAACAATGATCAAGTACAAGATGAAGAATCTATGTATGACATAGCAGAAACCTTAAACCAAATAATATCTACAGGAGATACTTTTAACTTACCTGCATCATACAAAGTTCCTAGTGGTGTAGATGCTGTAACTTTTTTAAATGAACAAATAGGATAAAATGGCAAAATTTACAAGATTACATAACATATATAGCAAAATAGCAGAAGAAGAAGAAATAGACAACTATCCTGGTATAGATTCACTAACAGACCCTGAACTTACAGCTGACTTTATTTGGGGAAATTTAGAAAAATTACATACTAATTGCGTTATCCCTATTTTAAATAATTTTGGTGAAGAAAATATTAGAATAACATCTGCTTATAGAAGCAATGAACTAAACGAATATGTTGGGGGAGTTAGTGATTCTCACCATACTAAAGGATATGCAGTAGATTTAATTAGTTTATCTCACCCTTCATCTATGTTGTGGAATTGGTGTTATGTAAATTTAGAATTTAATCAATTAATATGGGAGTTTCCTGAAAGAGGAGACTTCACAAATGCAGATTTTGATTTTTCTTGGATCCATATTTCATATATTGAAGGAAATAATCCTAAAATAGGAACTATGTCTTCTAATATTAATTTTTACCATGAAATGGTTGATGAAGAACAAATAGAACCTGTAACAAGAAAAGGAGTATATTCACATGGTATAACTATTGCGGATGAAACCTTAGTAGGATCATAAATTATAAAAAAAAACAAATGACATATATACCTAAAGACCCAAACTCATATATAGGAAATCAAGTAATAATAAATTCTGATCGCCTACTGTTTAACGCTAAAACAGACAGCATATTATTATATTCTGATAAAGCTATAGGATTTAGTACTAGAGGAAACTTTCATTTTGACACAGATAATTCAGAAGAAAGCAAAAGTAAATTTATAGTTAATTCCCCTAATATTTATTTAGGGCTAGAATTTGATAATTCTTTACCAGCACAACATGCAGTATTATCAGATAATTTAATTGAATCTTTAAATGACATTTTAGATTTGATATATAAAATATATGCTGACTTAAATTGGCAAGTGTCTTATATGTCAACAACTCCAGGTACATTTACAGGTTTTAATAATAAGAACTATTCTTTATTAAGAAAAAGAGAAAAAGAAATTCAAGAAGTAAGAGAAGCCTTACAAGATATAAAAAGTGAAAAAACAAAATTAGTATAATGTCTACACAACAAGTAAGAAATACCTTAAGCACCCAAGTCGAATCTGTATTGCAGAAGGCTAAAGGAGACATAAAAAACGAAGGTAAAAGAAAAATTGACGAAATTAGAAAAAAAATACCTACTCCTGAAGATGTAATGGAAAAGCTTAAAGCTGAAATAAATGAGGAAACATGTAGTCCTGAGGGTAAAGAAAAGTTTATGAAAATTTATAATAGATTACATGACAAATTAACTAAAATAAAGAATATTATAAAGAGCATTATGGAAAAACTAGAAAACATAGAAGGTAAAATTAAACCTATAATTGAGGCAGAAGGTCCTCTAGGAGAAATAAAATCTTTTACAGATAGTATTAAAAATTCTATAATGCCTATCCTTCAAGTAGCTGTAACAGGTGCTCCTTTACTATTAGCAGCTTTTACAGCGATGGCGGCAAATGCAAAGGCAGCAGATGCAGTTCAACAAAAAAGAGATAAAGCAGTTTCAAAGGTAAAAGAATATACTGCTTTAATATTAGCAGTACCTTTAATGATTCAACATTATCAAAACCAAGCAAAAAAAATATTTATTCCCTTAGAATTTATAAAATCAAAACTCCAAACAATAGATGATTTAGTAACTAAAATTCAATTATACATGTATAGCATGTTACTACAGTTTGAAGAAGGGTGTTCAGACTTAGAAAATTCTCAAAATGATTCTGTAGGTAACTCTAATAACCCTATAATTCCTGATCCTAATGGTTCTACTACTTTAGATCAATATATGGCTTTTTTAAATTCACAATATAATGACGTATATAATAAGTTACAAGAAAATGGTAGTGAAAAAGCTATTGAAAGGATATTTAAAATAAAAGATAACTTAGAAGAAGATTATAACATTAGTTTTAAAGTAGTTAATTTAGGTGGTAAACCTAATTAATCCTTAAAATTTTTTTATATTTATTAACAAATAACATTTAACATGAAAGCAAGTACATTTGAAAAATTAATCAGAAAAATAGTTAGAGAAGAAATTGATTATGCTTTACATAGAGAGATTAGATCTTTAAAAGAAGACCTTCAAAGTTCTAACAAACAAACATTAATAGAACAACCAGAAAACATTCCTGTCTCTGAAGAATTTAAGTCTTCTTTAAGAGAAAAAATTATGGGTACTCCTAACAAACAACGAAAAAAACCTATTCAGAGAATTAATTACACTTCAAATAATACTCTAAATGACCTTTTAAATGAAACTGCTCAAGGAGATACTAATACAAGTGGTAATGTGTCTCCTGTTTCTATATCAGAAGACTTTTCTACTATAGGAGGAATACCCACAGAAGCCGCCTCACCCGCAGTACAAGAAGCTGTAACTAGAGATTATAGTGATTTAATGAAAGCTATTTTAAAAAAGAAAAAATAATAGATGCCTACAGTAAAACAAACAAGAAGAATTAATCCCCTTAACAAAAACAAAAATGTTAAGATAGGACTTGCATTCCCTTTAGACGGGAATAATATGTTTAGTGGTACTGAAACTGTAGAAGATCAACTTAAAGCAGATTTATTAAATTTATTATTAACACAACCCGGTGAAAGAGTAAATGAACCTTTATTTGGAGTAGGCTTAAAATATTTATTATTTGAACCTGAAATAGATGGTGATTCATTAAAAGAAGTAATTAAAGAAAAAACCCAAATGTTTGTTCCTGGAATAACTGTTCGTAAAGTACTTACAACAATAACAGATAAAACTTTAATAGTACAAATAAACTTTGAATATAACTATAGTATGCAAGAAGATAATATACAATTAAATTTTAATGAATAATGGCTTATAATAAAGTATCAAATAAAACTCAAGATAAAGATGTAAAATATCTAAATAAAGACTATAATAGTTATAAAAATCAACTTATAGAATTTACACAAACATATTTTCCTGAAAATTTTAACGATTTTAGCGAAGGTAATCCAGGAATGATGTTTCTAGAAATGGCAGCTTATGTAGGAGATGTTTTGTCTTTTTATACAGACACTCAATTACAAGAATCTTTTTTACCTTTAGCCCAAGACCCTGAAAATTTATATAATATGGCTTATGCTATGGGGTATAAACCTAAGGTAACAACAGCGGCTGCTGCTGATTTAACTATATCTCAATTAGTACCTGCTAAAAATGTAGGAGGAACCTATAAACCTGACTATGATTATGCTTTAAGAATTAAAGCTAATTCAGTATTTTCAGCAGAAGGAGGACAAAGTTTTTATTTAACCCAAGATGCTGACTTTACTTATTCTTCTTCTTTTAGTCCTACTACATCAAGCATATATCAGTTTGATGGAAGTGGTAATCCTGAATATTATATACTTGAAAAAGTAACACCTTCTATTTCAGGAGACATTAGGACTCAAACATTTACTATAGGTGCTTCTGAAAGATTTAAAACTATAACTTTATTTGATAAAAACATTATTTCAATAGAAAAAATTACAGACTCTGATGGAAATGAATGGCATGAAGTACCCTATTTAGCTCAAGATACTATATTTGAAGAAACTCTTAATAATGCTGCTAACGACCCTGCATTACATCAATATAATTATGAAACTCCTTATTTATTAAAACTAAAAAGAACTCCTAAAAGATTTATAAGCAGATTTAAACCAGGAGGAAAAATCGAAATCCAATTCGGTGCGGGGACTAGTGATAAAGCAGATGAACAAATAATCCCAAACACAAATAATATAGGGCTAGGGATTAAAGATGGAAGAAACCAATTAAATACAGCATATGACCCCTCAAACTTTTTATATACAAAGGCTTATGGGGAAGCCCCTTCAAACACTACATTAACAGTAAAATATTTAGTAGGAGGGGGATTAAGCTCCAATGTAAATAGTAATACTATAACTAAAGTAGGCACTCTCCTTGCAGACAATAAACCTAACCTTAATTTAGGAATGAGTAATTTTGTTAGATCAACAGTTTCTTCTAACAATGAATATGCTGCTAGAGGAGGAGGAGCTGGTGATAGTATAGAAGATATAAGACTAAATACTATGGCTAATTTTTCAACTCAACAAAGGACTGTAACAAAAGAAGATTACATAATTAGATCTTTGTCTATGCCTCCTCAATTTGGTAGTGTATCTAAAGCTTACATAGTTCAAGACGATCAAATATCCCCCTTAACTTCTCTTAGAATACCTAACCCTTTAGCTTTAAATTTATATACTTTAGGATACAACTCTAATAGTAATTTAACTACCTTAAACAGAGCTACTAAAACCAATTTATCTCAATATCTAGAGCAACATAGAATGCTTACAGACGCTGTTAATATTAAAGATGCTTTTATAATTAATTTTAGTATTGAATTTGAAATTACTGTTTTTAAAAATTATAATAACCAAAATGTTATATTAGAATGTATTGCTGAATTAAAAAACTATTTTAACATTAAAAATTGGCAAATTAATCAACCTATTGTAATATCAGAAGTTAAAAACTTAATAGGAGGAATAAAAGGGGTCCAAACAGTAGAAAATGTATTTTTTAAAAATGAATTTAACGAATCTTTAGGATATTCAAAATATAGATATCCAATAAAAACAGCAACTAGAAATGAAGTAATTTACCCTTCATTAGACCCAAGTATATTTGAATTAAAAAACCCTAACGCAGACATTAAAGGACGAGTAACAACATACTAATATGGCATATTATTTTTTATTTCCGGAACACGATACAACTTTATATAGTCATCCTAACAGATCAGAACTAAATGCAGGAAGTGATGAAATTTTAGAAATAGTCAAAGAAGCAGGAGACACAGATGATCTTTTATACCCTTCAAGAATATTAATTAAATTTAAAAACACAGACATCCAGAATTTAATATCAGACACTATAGGCTCTACTAAATTTAATGATGGTACTACAACTACCCATTTACAGCTTGCTTCCGCAGAACCTAAAAATCTTCTTCCTACTTTAAATTTACAATTATATGCTGTGTCTCAATCTTGGGATGAAGGTACTGGTAGATATTCTAATTTACCTACAAGTTCAAATGGTGCTAGTTGGAAATATAGAACAAATGTAACCTTAGCAAACCAATGGACAACATCAAGTTTTAGTTTAGAAGGAAGTACAGGTTCTATAAGTAGTTCTTTACTTCCTGGTGGGGGAGGAACATGGTATACAGGCAGTGATTTTCAAGCATCACAGCAATTTCTATCAGGAGATTCTTTAGATATAGATATGGATGTAACTAGTATAGTTAAAAAATGGAGCGCAAGTTTTTTTGCAGAAGACACATACCCAACAGGAATAATTAATAACGGGTTTTTAATAAAAAAACCTGATACAATAGAATCAAATGTATCTTATAGTTTTGGAGAAATGCAGTATTTTTCTCTAGACACTCATACTATTCACCCTCCTAAATTAACATTTAAATGGGATGATAGTACACACGAATATCAAGCTTCATCTAGCCTTACAGGAGACTTACATGTTTCTTTATATAGAAATAAAGAAGAATATAATCAAAATGACATAGCAATGTTTAGGATTCATGTAAGAGATAGATTTCCAACTAGAGCAATGACAACAACTTCAAATTATTTAAGCACAGGTTATTTTACAACAGGTTCTTACTATAGTATAAGAGATGCTTATTCTGAACAAGAAATAATTCCTTTTGATGACAACTTTACAAAACTAAGTGCAGATAGTAATGGAATGTATTTTAAAATATATATGAAAGGACTACAACCTGAAAGATATTATCGTATATTATTTAAACATATAAATAATGAAACAACCACAATATATGATGATAAATACTATTTTAAAGTAGTTAGATAAATATATTAGGTATTTATAATTTTTATATGAAACGTATTCAATTAAAGAAAAATATAAAAAGTAACAAGGATTCTAATAATAATTTAGAAAAAAACTTTAATGAATTATCTCAAGCAGATATTTCTGTTAATGAAGAGAGATTTAAAGAAATATATAAAGATATATTTTACAAAATCTCAAAAAAAGGAAACAATTCACATACTAATATTATAGATCAAAGTTATGAACACATTTATAGTGCTCATAATAAAATATTACAAAAAAGAGTAAAAAATCTTTTAAATAAACTTGGTTCTAAAGAATCAGAATTAACTTCTTTAGAAAATCCTCTTACTAATGAACATCCTTTATATGAAAATGGGGCTCTATTAATGGCAGGAGAAAATGGACAGCCTTATCAAGACATGACTACTAAATATATTATGCAAGAAGGTAGAAGAAGGGCTTTTAGCAATGATGAAGTTTTTGTAACCACTAAAAAAGCTTTAGGTTTTCCTCTAGATGATATTGATGGTAGATCTTATATAACTCTTGATGAAATAAACTCTTTACCTGATGGGCCTGATATAGCAACAACAGAAGACTTAACCCTTAAAGGTACAGATTTAATGGTAGATATACCTGATATCTTAGGAACTTCTGCCTATGTAGATGTTGAATTTGAGTGTTTAGGAAATGAAGTTTCTGATTATGTAGGAGCCTTAACAAGCAATCTTTTAGATTTAGACATCAATACCCTCCAATTTTATACAGGAAACGATGCTTGTGTTATAAAATATATCCAAGATGATTACTTTAACGATGAGATAGGACCTACTATTTTAGAACAATCAATTCCTAAGGGTGAAAAACAAGTTATAAGACTACTTAGAAGAACAGAACTATCTAATAACATGGTTCCTGAAAACATAGATACATATTACCAAGACTATGTCCCCTCAAATATTCAATATAACGGTAATGACATAACAAATTATGAAAGAAACTGGGGTCCCTATGGAGATTATGAATCTGTAGTGTATGCTGAAGGAAGATTAATGAGTCAGGAAATTGAAAACCCTAATATAGCTAATTACTTATTACAATTAGGAGAAACCCAAAATACAGATTATAGGTTATTTAATGGATTACCTACTCAAACTACAGGAGTTTGGGGAGAATCTGATATTGTTATAATAACTGATTCAGGATATACAGGCCAAGAAAAAAGTATGTACGGCACTAAATTAATTTATAATATCCCTGGGGCGTATGGTAGTTTAAATCAAAGTGAAGACCTTCAAACTAGAGTATTTGATAATCCTGGAAACATATATTATCAAACTTATTTTTATGGACAGCCCATAATCAGATATGATAACAAGTATTTAGTAATATATGAAGCTTATATGGGAGGGTTTTGGACAAGAAAAGTTAAATTTATGGATTTAATAACTGGGTCAACTGTTAAAAAAACAAGAATCCAAGTTAGAGATGCTATGGGGTGGGAAATGGACTGGGATGTTGACCCTTATGATATGAAATGGAACACTCTACCTAAATCTAGAGTTCATTATATAGGACTACAAGAAATAAAAACCAAACTACAGCCTGTAGATGATAATATTTATAATGGGGTTGATGGTAGTAATTATGGGTTAAACCCTTATAACACTTTATAAAATGCCAGAATTAAAACAAAATAATAAGAATATTTCAATTAAACCTACTCCTGAAGTAATCACCTATTCAGAAGAACAAACAGGACCACCTGAATCTACCCTATTAGATACCTCAAAACATATTAGTTTAGACTTTACTAAAAAGCTTTATAATCATAAAGAAGCTTTAGAAAGTTTAGATGAAGAATTTAGAGAATTTTTTCCTAAAAGCTATTCTATTAAAAGTTTTTTTAATTTATATAATGGTTTATTTTATAGTTTATCAAGAAACACACACCAACACTTAATAGATAAAAGTTCCAATTATGCCTTTCCTGAAGGGTATAATAGTAGATTAATGAGAGAAATATTAGATTTATTAGATCAACTAAAAGAAACCCAAAAAAACATAGATT